CATCAGCAGCAGCAGCAGCAGAACTAGGCCCAGCAGCAGCAGCACCCGCACCTGCAGCACCATCATCCGCGCCAGCATCGTCATCGTCACATTCACGTTCGTAAACTTCATCAAAATTTGCAATGCCAAAATGTCCCAACAATGTTAATATGTCAACACTTTGGTGACCTGGTAAAATTGTGTTAAGACGATCAACACGAGGTTTAAAAAATAATAATAGTTGTCTTCGTATCATACTCTGGATACCATTCACCATAACTTCTGAAAAAGATACACTACCATGTTCCAAGCAATCATAAATCTGCATTAAAAACTCAACTGTTTCGTATATTTTTATAGTGTATATAAAAATTTTTATGCGACTATTGTGGGGATCGTTATTTAAGAATTTTCTTGTAAAATAATTATCAGGCAACATTGCGTCTTTAGTTTTTTCAAAAATGTCTTTAAATATGTTATCAGCATCTTGTTGTCCAGGCGCAATAAATGTTAATACACACTCATCATCTTTTAATTCAATGCTTGACAAATAATCAAATGCAGTTGTAAACTCATCAAAATTAATATCAGCCTGATTAATTGTAGCATCATTAAAAGAGTTTGACCTAAATACAGTAAGAAAGTCCGGCAAAGAATACATAAAATTATAAAAAGCTGCTTCGTTTGTGTTATTTAAAATAATTTTGGTAAAAATATCAAATAACCTGTGCTGTATATAAATATTTTCTGCATTCATTAAACGTAACATAATTGTATTATATATCGTTTCATCTCTATTTGTCCTACTCATAGCATCAGGAATAATACGAAAAATATGGTAAACTGCTGTTTTAACTCTATATAATGGAAATTCAGCGCTATCAAAATCTACACCGTAAACTTGAAAAACATCTAAAACTCTTTGTAAATACTCGGGATCATCTACGCGGAGTTGTCCTTCATTTAAAAAAAAACTTAAATAACCACAAATATAACAATATATTACCATATTATTTAAAATCTTGTATGACATTAAATTGGGTTCTTGTTCAAACACTCCAGGTGACATAATCGTGCTGCCATTTTTACCTTTTCTCAATACTTTTGCAATACATGATGAATTACCTTTAAGAAAGTTATCCTTAACTGAATGCACTACTAAACTATCTATGGTTGATATTTCTTTAATGCCAGGATATACGCTAAAAATTAAATCGCCAATTGTTTTATTTGATAATAATAATGTTTGTTTGAATGTTACCATCGGGTGTTGTGAGAAAGCTTGCTCTGACGCGTGGGACGTTATTTCACGGATAAAATCCATAATTTTTGCATCATCAAAATAAATGCCACATGCACCAGTTATATCACTCGTATTGCATGGACCAGATGCATCTATTTCTTTAATTTTCTCTAACAAAAATTTCGGCAACGGATCAAGTGTCAGTTTTTCGACGCCGTTATGAATAAATTTGGTATCAGTATTAAATTTACAATCATGAATAAATGTATGAATTGACCCTTTAAATATAGAACTTGCACATTTCTCACTCTCACCGCAACCGCGTTGCGGAATGGTCATTCTATTAAACCTATCATTTTTTGCTTCTGCAATTAAAGAATTTAATGTCACTTTATCTTCAAAACAAAATATCGCTAAAATTTGGTCTTGTCTATCTTGTATAGAAACAACTACTAAATGACAAATTTTGTCTATATTGGAACCAGTTTTAAATTTATTAGAAAACACCGAATATTTAAAAAAACCCATTACATTGTCAAACTCACTGAAACACATAATAGGATGAATATCATCAATTCTAGAACCACACCCATCCAAATGTGTGATTGGAAATAATTGTACATTATAACTTCTATCAAAATCTTGTGCTTGTTCAACATTAATACTAAAAAAACCCTCAAAATCTTCATTAGTGCATCCTGATGATAAAATACATTTATCTTTAAAATCAATTTTATTATCATCTATTAAAGAATTATAATATGCAATTAATTTTATAACTTGTAATAATCTTCCAGATTCTTTATATAACCACCCAACAATGTGACGATTATCATAACACGATTTAAAAAACTCAATATAACTTTCATCTCTATCTAGAGTTTTGAGAGACATATCAGGCAAGCACAGACCAGCCGAACGAAATTCTGTTGCATAATCATCAACCATCTTTTCTCTTTGAAGTCTAATATTTTGTTGCCTTACAGCCCATTGAGTAAACATACTAGAAATAATTTCCAAACTTGTATTGTCGGATGAAGATAGAAGTTTTAAAATATCAACCAAAAAAGGTTGAAAACAATTAATATCATGAGTTAAATCAAGTAAATCAAACAACAATTTGTTAAATTTGTTAGGCGCGATATTTGCTTTTTTAATTTGATCTCGCAATGTAAGACGGTCTTTACTAATAATACTAGCTATATGTGTTGCAAGAGCTCCGTAACTAGATAATCCTGTTTGTATCCGTTCTTCATATCCTAACATCTTTTCTTGTAAATCAATATTTTTGTGGATTAATTGTTCAAATAAATCACTAGCATTGAATAAACTCTCTGGTATATCGCATAATTCAAATTGACTATCATCTGGATCGGGGTGGTGGAGAGGCGGATCAATTGAGACACACATTTTTTTCATCTCTGCAATGCCAAACGAGTCAAATGTTTCCAAAAGTTTTAATTTCAGAGCAGAACGTTTTTGATTAATTTCACCATAAACAGTACAATCTCTAAGATATTGTTGAAATTGTTGTAGTATCATGCAAATATCCCGATCACAATGACAAAAAGCAATATCATCATACCCTTCATGTTCATCACTTGGCTTTTTAAAATGAATGCATTTCAAATCAGTTATTATAGTTTGAAACAAAACTTTTTTTGCAATTAATAGTTCTGCATTAAATTCTCTTTTTGTTTTTACAAATTTACCATTAATAACTGGTAGATCAAAATCTTTCGGTATTCCTTTTACTTTAGTATCAAGCTTATTTAATTCAGAAAATTGTTTAAGAATATTATGATCCTTCAAACTTTTCTCGAATTCTTCGTGAATTTTAAATGCGTTTTCAAAATAATATTTGTTTTCCTCAAGCAAAGAACGCTTACTAGATTCGAGTGCTGTGGCAAATTCTTCTGCTCTTGTGGCTTTGGGTGTTGGTAAATTATTATTCGGGGTTAGTACAAAGTTATTGCTACACAAACATAACAATATCTCATAAAAGTTTCTTAAACTCACATTTGTGTTTTGGACTCGTATTAAAACGGTTAAATTTATTAAATTAACTTGATATTCAAAGTCATCCCTGCTTAGATACTCCATACCATATAGTTCAGTTATTTTACGGGTTATATTATCTTTTACAATGTGGGGAAACATTTTCAAACTCACATACACATCATCCAAGTGATCACCATTTTTATTTTTTGATGCATTCACGCGATCACAATAGCCTATTTGCATGAATGATTCCAACAAGTCAACGCATTCTAAATACAAATTTAATATATTAATCACGCTCGCAACATTTAAACCTTGGGGTTCGAGAGCCGCGGCCTCTATTGAACTATCACCTCTTTCAGTGTCATCATCATTTGAGGCCCTGTCTCTCTTAATTTCTAAAACATCCAAAACTAAATCATTATCCACATTATTTATCATTTCAAATATTTTACTAATTTCACGGTTTAAATTTTGGGATTTTGTTTTATTCAAAAATAATTCTGTATCTTGACTATCCATAGTTCCACTCGCACTTTGTGCAACATGCAGATCATATTGAACCAGATCATCTTGAAGGGTTTGTATTATTTGGGTTATATGTTCTCTATTGGGCATAACACTAAGCGCGCTGACTTCGGCAGACATAGGAGGAGGGGGAGGGAGTGCCAACGTATAAGCGGCAGAAGCGACAGGAGGAACTGCAAACGTATTAGCGGCAGAAGTGGCTTCATGGCCCCTAAAAAATTTATTTTTTTTATCTATATTATCATCTTCCATAAATAATATATACACATATAATATTTAATTTATTTGCGCGACCCGCTAAACAATTCATTATCATTTTGAGAAAATAACATGAATGCATTCTTTCAAGTTTGTTACTAAACCTCAATTCAAGTCCTGATTAAAATATATTTTGCGGAATTTATTCACATACTCATCTGTTATTATATGCGTTTTCAAATATTTCGCCGTCAGCTTATCCTGTAACATATGCACTATAAAATATAGACTATATATCCCGCACTCCGTTGTCCCATACTGGTGCTCCACCGGATGGTTCTGGTCAAACACGAACTTTATCGGCGGATTTAGTGCGAGCCCCTGTTTCGTAATGTTTTTTACCAATTTTTTTAAACGACCCGGCATCGGATTGCCCGCGCTATCAAAGAAATAGATGAAGCCTTTTTTAATATTCACAAACATGGATATCCAATGCTTCCCCGGCTTATCATGCGTATCCGTATTGAACGAAAACCCTATCTTAGTTTTGCCTGATTGTATTTGGTCCTTCAAATTGAGCTTACAAATCTCCTCAAACACGCACGCGCCATCCATCTCTATCGTGTCATAGTCTATCGGCGACGGCCCCAGAAACTCAAAGCATTTGTACGCCTTTTCATACTGACGCATCACATTTAATATATCCAAACTCGATAACCACTTGTTCGGATTATCTTTCCAATCCGCAGGCGACTGGGGCGCGAATGAATTCATTAATTCTTTCCCATCGTGTTCCGGTATAAAATTCTGCTTTAGCCAACACGTCTCCTTATTGCACACATTGCTTAAATACTGCTTTAACAAGGACCAAATCTCCTTTGGGTCGTCCGATTTTATCGCGACGTCGGGATGCCTCAAGTTCCACCGGTCTCTCAACTTGATGAGGTCCGGATTTGAAAAACAACTGAAATTGTTCTTCTCGGGGTTAGGGCTGCATTTTAACTTTTTATATTTTTTATTAGTTACTGGTTTATTACCGCCCTTCAATTTTTGCGTGTTTCTCGCGCGCTTACGTTTTCTTCCTTTTTTAACACTACTTACCATACTTATTGTTCATATTTTTCTTTTTACAAATACCTTTATTCATCAGCAGCGGGTCTTCTAAATTGATTTCTTTTTGCGTAGGCAACACGTCTGCGCACTTCTTTGCCGGTGTTGCTAATTGCGGTTTTAACATCATAAACTTATCCAATGTACCCGTCATCATTTTTGCAGAGCGCAACATCATCTTCATCTTGTCGTCATCTTCGTCTTTCTCTTCATCTAAGTCTTCATCTTCATCCTCTAAAATCTCCACAAAAATTTCTTCCTTTTCATCCTTTTCATCTATGATTTCATTGACACCATCATCTTCATCTAAGTCTAAGTCTTCATCTAAGTCTTCATCTAAGTCTTCATCTAAGTCTTCATCAAATTCATCTAAAGCTAAATCATCGGTTGTATCTTGTTGCTCTTCTTCTTCCACTGTGGATCCATTGTAATCATTCTGGATGATGTCGCTCTCATCAATGATTTTAAAATAGTGGATGCATGTTTTCACATAATTCTCAAATGCGAACGACACATCTACAAATAATCCGTCCACTTCATTATTTGCAAGCAGCTCTTCCGTTAAATGCGATATCCGGTTTTTATAAAAATTCTTCTCCTTATTTTTTTGCGCGATTACCGTCTTATTGGTCATCAACTTTTTATACATATCCCGGTTCATTAAATACTCCAGCGTAATTTGGTCCACAATTCCCGCGCTCATCTGTCTATATATTGTTAATGATAAGATTAAACTGGTTTTACGCGAATAAGCCAATAAGCCAATAAGCAAATAAATAATAAATAATAAATAATAATACAAAATACTAAAATTGAATGTTTTTACACATGTTTAATTACTTTAAACATCTTATACCATCTTAAACTTACGACTTACAACATCTTATATTCAATGGACTTGAGCGACTACATGACCCACATTGAATGCAGCGCTTGCTTAAAAAACTTTGTGAATTTCACCTTTGTTGAGTTTGTGTTATTTATAAAACAGCACAAACATGAATTACCCGCCGACTTTTATTCTAAATACAACAACAAGTGTTACAGCGCCCGGTTTGAATGTTTTAAATGCGAACAGCTCATATGCCGCGACTGCCTTATTCGCAACCAATACTCGCATATTGTGTGCCCCATTTGCGACACTCAGTATTTCGTCGGTCGCAAAATGTCAATTATCAACACTAGAGAACGCAATCAGCTCCTCAATGACATTACTCGGTTCACATTTCCAAAATAATTAATACGACACCAATGCTTTAATGATATAACCATATTCTTATTTTTTTTCTCGCATGGTTCTCGTAGAATTGTTGAATAGCCCGTCCCCCATCAGGTCTTTCAACGGCACCTGATGCGTTTGCGTCGGAACAAACACGTGAAACAGTGGGTCATGCGGCTGCATTGTTTTTTGCGTGTTAAAGCTATGCTCATACAAGTCGCTATGACTGCTGGGCACATATACCGCTTGACTTGCTTTTTGCAGCGCATATATCTGGTTCCTCAACATTGACTCCGTATTGACCGACGAAGCAAATCCAGACCAAGGACCAACGTTATTGCCTGGATTAAACATTTTATCTGGAAAATACGTGCCCTCTTGGGTCAAGCTGACATTAATCTTTTTTCGCGGGTCTACCACAGGCAAAATCGTAAATTTGGTCTGCACCGGCGCCACGCTCAAATAGGGCTGCAACGGGTGCGAAGGAATAAGCCGACTATTAGTGCGCGCATTCGTGATTATGTGTCTTGCAGAGGCGAGGGTGTCTTGGAACTCATTTGACATGTGGGTTTTTTCTGGGGATGGACTACGAGACCGAGGTTGTTGTTGTTGTGGTTGTCTATTCTGCATTATAATACCCGCATATTATATTTCTTCCTTTTCATAAGCAATATTACTATTTTCAAACTTATCTAAAGACTGTAGCTTATATTATTGTATCATACACTCTTATTCATAATGTGCGGCATCTTTGCAATTTTAAACAATGACAATGACTTCTCACCTAAAACTATCCATGAACAATTCCAAAAAGGAAGAAACCGAGGCCCCGAATTCTCCGTCTTGCAAGACATCGGTCTAAATACCACCTTCGGGTTTCATCGCCTCGCCATCAATGGCCTAGACGCCGGCTCTAATCAGCCCATCGTCGTTAATAAAGTGCATTTAATATGTAATGGCGAGATTTATAATCATCGCGACCTGGCTGCACAAATGGCGATTTGCCCAAAAACCAATAGCGACTGCGAAATTATTATCCACTTGTATATCCGCTATGGAATTCAACAGACGCTCGCCATGTTGGATGGCGTGTTCGCGTTCGTTCTTTGCGATATGCGCTTAACTACCGGTGGACCGTTTAAAATGTTTATCGCCCGAGACCCTTATGGAGTAAGGCCATTGTATTCCATGACACAATGGAACACCGAAATCCCCAAAATTGTCGCGTTCTCCAGCGAAATTAAAATGCTCGCCGGATTAATGCAATCCAACAAACTCGCAAGACCGTCCAAATATAGGGTTACGCATTTTTTGCCGGGCACCTACCAGGAGCTCACTTTTTACGGCAATCATGCATTAATCAATGAAACCAGCATGTCTAAACAATGCATTAAATACCATCATCTTCCTTTTTCGTCGTTGCGCGCCAATTATGGGATGGACAACCTTTTCAAAGGCATCCAGCATTATTTTAATCGCGCTATTGAAAAACGCTATCTAAATACTGACCGCCCGGTCGCATGTTTATTATCCGGCGGTCTAGACAGTAGTTCCGTTGTTGCGAGCATCAATGAACTGCATAAACGGGTCAGCAATAAGCCATTAGAAACATATAGCATTGGCATCAAGGGGTCAGAAGACTTGAGGAATGCGCGCATCGTCGCGGACTATCTCGGCACAAAACATAGTGAAATTATCCTAAAGGAAGAAGATTTCTTTAATGCGATTAAGGATACTATCTACAACATTGAAACATTTGACACGACCACCGTGCGCGCATCCATCCCCAATAGCGAGATTTGCAGGCAAATTGCGTTAACGAGCGAAGCCAAGGTGATTTTCAACGGCGACGGGGCGGATGAGTTATTCGGCGGCTACATTTACGAGTATAAGGCGCCCGATGCAATTGCGTTTGACGCGGACACTCGGCGCCTTTTAGACAACATTTACAAGCACGATGTGCGCCGGTCGGACGGCAGCATTTCCTCGCACGGGCTAGAGCCGCGCACTCCGTTTTTGGATAGGGCGCTCGTGCAATTTGTGCTGTCTATTGACCCAGAATTACGGTTTCATGTGCGCCATCATGAGTGCGAGAAATATTTATTTCGCCGGGCATTTAGCAGGGACTATTGCGTGAACTCAAATAATCAGCAGTTATTGCCGGATTGCATCCTTTGGCGCACAAAAGAGGCGTTCAGTGACGGGGTTAGCGGGTCCAAAGAGAGGTCCCTGTTCCAAATATTACAGGAGCAGATTACTACTTTTTTAGATTTAACTAGCACAAAGGAAGAACGGTCGGTCGCAATGACCCAATATGAGCACTTACCTCCTAGCACAGATGAGCAGTATTATTACCGCATGGTGTTTGACGAGCATTTCCCGAATTGTGAAAACGTAGTGACCGATTTTTGGATGCCGCGGTTCGTGCAATGCAATGACCCGAGCGCGCGCACGCTTACAATGTATAGTAGCCTAACGCAGCCTCTAATGGACTAATAATATGCTTTATGCTTATAGAAGCAATAAGCAAAAAGGCAAAAACATTATGATAAAATAATTTATTATAATGTGCATATAGTGTATAATATGAACCACTTTCTCCATTCCATGCAAAATATATTATTTGATATCACATTAATTATTTGGGCTGTATTGCTGGTGTTAACATATTTTCATGTGTTTGAAAGCGCTCCCTATTATTTAGACGCGGTGAACAATGGCATCAAGATATACATCTCGCTCTTTTTGCTATGGCGGTTTAACGACTTCCGCAAGGTGGAGTTTACAACATTGGACAAAAAAATAATATTTAATGCAGCGTTGTATTTGTTCTTCTCTACAATATTGGTTCAAATTTTTGTCAACAAACTCGCACACGTTGATAAAGACGCGCATGAATTTGCAAAAAAATATGTGGAAGCACATTAAGTGCGGACTTTACGGGTTTTTGATTTGTGTTTACTGTTTTTACCGGTCATATTGGTTGCATTCGTCTTATTAGTTGGCCTGCGTTTAAATCGCCTGCTAGGCGGCCCGCATGACGTCGGTCCAGGATTATTTAGCACCACGATTTGCTCCATCAGGCTGCGCTTATACGGCGTAAAAAAAGTATTCAAATGATATAATATCTTTTTACTGATTATTTTATCCATGTCATACTCCGCAATATTTTTCTTCACATATTTGTAATCATACTCGTGCAATAGTTCCAACATGGCGCGTTTGAAGTTTGACGCACTTTCAAACATTGTTTGTTGCATTGTCTTTATCGTTGGGTTCTCACTTTTTAAAAACCGGGTTATCAATGTCTCATATTGCAACTTGTAAACATACGGTTTTAAATTAATATAATAAATTTGGTCACTACACATATCCATGTGGAGCTTATCGTCAAAAAAACAAATTTGGGTTTCTTGCGGCAATTTCGTGCATTTCACCAAGTCATCGTGCGTTTTTTTATGAGTGGTTCTTAACAACTCCACATATTTGCCATTCACTTTGAACGCATTGATAATTTGGTCAAAAATATAGGCGGACGTCTTTTTTTCAAAATACGTTTTAATATATTGCGCCCATTCCACAGGTCGTTGGTTATTGGTGTAAATCATAATTTTATCGCATTTATGTAAATTCTTTTTGTACTGGATGTATTGCAAGATTTGAAACATGTTGGGACGAATAAACTCGGGGAACAAATCCAGCAGACTATTGAACTCTTGCTGGCCCATAATAAACGGTGTATCGCATTTATTAATATAGGCTTGGATGCAGTCCCAAAATAAGCCCAGCTCGCCAAAATACCCAAGCGTTTCATCTAAATCAAACACCACGATTTTATTGGCGCTAGCTATTGTTAGTGCGCTTGTTGCACCAGCATTTGTTAACATCTAAATTAATTAGATATATTATATTTCACATATTTTTACATTTCGTCCAGGCAAAGTATCGCTTTACCATATTATTTTCTCCAATGTATATAAACAAATGGCACCTGTAAACACCAGAAAACGCAGACCCAACTCTCTCAATAAAACTTTGACCCACACCGATTATATCAAAATACTAAAATATTATAAAATGCGCATTCCGAATTCTGCCAAAACTGTAAAACGCGCCGCAGAGCAAATGGTCGCGACCAAATTATGCCGTTGTATCAAAAAAGTTGGGGCTATCGGTGAGCCTGCAGCTATCGGTGAACAAAGGTCTATCGGCGTTTGCACGCGTAGTGTTATCACCCGCAAAGGCCTGCGCCGTGGTTCATTCAAATGTGCAAAAAAACGGGTCACCTTGTTCAAACCGTTGAATATTTAAACCCGCACAAAAAAGTGAGGTTTTACACCTTTTTACATTTCATACGCTGGTTAATTATAATAAAATTGATATAAATATTTAACATATATTAATATTAATATGTGTATTCATCCAAATTGTAAAGTTCAACCAATTTATAATGTGGAAGGAGAAACAAAAAGATTGTATTGTGCTACCCATAAATTAGTTGGGATGGTGGATGTGAAGAATAAAACTTGTATCCATCTAAATTGTAAAGTTCAACCAATTTATAATGTAAAAGGAGAAACAAAAAGATTGTATTGTGCTACCCATAAATTAGTTGGGATGGTGGATGTGAAGAATAAAACTTGTATCCATCTAAATTGTAAAGTTCAACCAATTTATAATGTGGAAGGAGAAACAAAAGCATTATATTGTTCTGCCCATAAATTAGATGGGATGGTGGATGTAAATCATAAAACTTGTATCCATCCAAATTGTAAAACAAGACCAATTTATAATGTGGAAGGAGAAACAAAAGCATTATATTGTTCTGCCCATAAATTAGATGGGATGGTGAATGTGATGGATAAAACTTGTATTCATCCAAATTGTAAAACAAGACCAACTTATAATGTGGAAGGAGAAACAAAAGCATTATATTGTGCTACCCATAAATTAGATGGCATGGTGGATGTAA